AGTGATGCCAAAGTCAAATTTGGTAGTTTATCGTTAAATAATCAATATCAAGTTCACTTTGCCGGTATCAATGGTGCTGTGATCAACTATCTTAGGTTTGATAAGAGAATTAGTAATGCTCAAGACTTTATTAGTCGTGAGGCTGGGATCCTTTGCAATGATGCAACACTACCTGCAACTGCGTATGCAACAGCAGAAGTGAAGGATAATTTTATGGGTGTTCCTCAAGAATTTGCACATACAAGAATCTATACAGATATTGACTTTACATTCTATGTTGATGAGGACTATACATTATTGAATATATTTGAAGGTTGGATGGATTTTATATCTAGTGGTGCTGAAAGAGAGGTTGCTGATTTCCAAAAACCATTTTATCGTAGAATGAGATATCCTGATTCATATAAGTGTGATACAATGTTTATCACAAAGTTTGAGAAGAATATGAAAAGAAAATTGAGATATCAATTCATCAATACATTCCCTAAATCAATATCACCCATCCCAGTTACATATGGAGCAGCAGACTTGATGAAAGTTACGGTTAGTTTCAATTATGACCGCTATATAGTTGCGAACGACATAAAATCGTGATATAATGCTAAATAAAACACTGAATTAAATAATTATGCCTTTACCGAAGATTAGTACTCCAACTTATGAATTGGTGTTGCCATCGAACAATAAGAAAGTTAGGTATCGTCCATTTCTAGTTCGTGAAGAAAAAATATTAATACTCGCACTTGAATCAAATGATTCTAAGCAAGTAAGTGATGCGATAGTCGATATTCTTTCATCATGTATTTTAACTAAAAACATTGATGTGACAACTTTACCTACATTTGATATTGAATATCTATTTTTAAATGTACGATCAAAGTCTGTAGGTGAAACTGTTGAAGTGAATGTGACTTGCCCTGATGATGGTGTAACTGCTGTAGAACTTGCCATCAATATTGACGCAATTAAAGTCAAAAAAACAAAAGGCCACAATAATATCATTAAACTTGATGATAAGTACTTTATGAAATTAAAGTATCCATCTATGAAGCAATTTATAGAGAATAACTTTGATGTTGAAGAAACAAATGTGAATCAATCATTGAGCATGCTTTCTGGTTGTATTGATATGGTTTATGATGAAGAGGAAAGTTGGGAGGCAGACGACTGTACTCAAGAAGAATTAGATGGTTTTATTGATCAGTTGAACACCAAACAATTTAAAGATGTTGAAAAGTTTTTTGATTCAATGCCTAAATTAACTCATAAGATAAAGGTAAAGAATCCACAAACTGGAGTTGAATCGGATGTTGTATTGGAGGGTCTAGCTGCTTTTTTCAGCTAGGTATGGCCCACACGAATCTGGAGTCATACTATAAAATTAATTTTGCCCTGATTCAGCATCATAAATACTCATTGACTGAGATTGAAAACATGATGCCTTGGGAAAGAGATGTATATGTCGCTTTACTCAAACAATATATTGAAGAAGAAAATTTAAAAAGACAACAGAGTAACTCATAGTGGCAGTTAAACCAACACCTAAAATAAAAGTCACCAAACTCATGGACATGGGGATGGATAGTGGTGGTGAAGTGGTACCAAAAAAGAGAAGAGGAAGACCTAAAAAATTACAGACACCTGCAGAAGTAGATGCAGACATTAACTTAAGAGAATTTCAAAAGGCTCAAAAAAAATTAAATGCTGCCAAGTTGATGAATAAAAATGCGAAAGGCACTGAAAAAATTTTGATGCAGTCAAATATGATTTTGGCAGATATTGCAAGAATCATATCAACAGACCTTGAAGTAGAACAACAAAGTGAAAAGGCAGAGATAGATAAAATTAGAGAAGAAAAAAATAAAGGTAAAGTATCAAAAGACGAAAAAAGTATCGAATCAACTGGTAAAAAAGTTGCAAGTGGATTGAAGAAAACATCCATGAAAGCATTGCAACCAGTTGTAGGTATGTTTGATAAGTTAAAAAATTTAGCAGGTATACTTGGTATAGGTATACTTGGAAATGCTGCGTTTGAATTTATTAGAAATCCTGAGAACTCTGAAAAGATAGGAAAGTTTTTTGGATTCATACAAAAGAATGCGAAGTTTATATTGGCTGGTATGGGTATTCTTGCTGCACTACCCTTAATTAGCACACTTGGTGGTGTCATAGGAGCAATCAAAATTGCATTTAGTGGTTTAGCATTTGTCATGGCAAATCCAGTAATATTAGGTGCCATTGCATTGATTGCTGCACCAATAGGTATTGCAATAGGTGCAGGTAAGTTGGCAGAATTTATTGAGAGAAAAGTTGAAGGTGGATCAGCATTTGTTGATGCTCAAGATGAATTAGATAAACAACTTAAAGATGCTGGCATGGATTCAAAGGGAAGAATCGGACATACAAATAGTAGAGGAAGATTTGTAAAGAAAGGTGATAGAACACCAGAACAAGAGGCATTATTTAAAAAAGTTAAAGCAAAACGAGACGAACTTCGTAAACTTCGTGACGATATGCGTAATGAAATGGATGCACAGAAGGCAACTGTTTCAATGTCTGGTACAAGAAGTGGTGGTAGAGATAAAGGAAGAAAATATTTTACAAAAGAAGATAATCAAAAGAAAGATGAACTAGAAACAACAGTAAGAGCAGATTTTGAATCAAAAATTCCTGATATACTTGCAAGACAAACAGGTGGTAGAGGTGCAAGAGGTAGAACATATCTTGTTGGAGAAAAAGGCCCTGAACTATTCACACCAGATAGAGATGGTCAGATAACAAATAGTAATGAAACACTTGCTATGTTAGCAGATGGTGCAAATCAAGTGAATGTGATTACAGAGGACTTACCACCAATCACCACTCCAATGCCTGATCTTCCTGTTAAAGGTGGTGTTATTGCAAATGAAGCAGAACCAGTAAGTTCAGTTAATCCTTTGAATGATTATATGATGTTCACACCCCAACTCTTAGGTATTGAGTGATGCAACAGGCAGAACAACTCAAAATTAATGTTACTAATATTAGAAGTTCTCTCTTCATTGGGACGAAAAGAACTCAAGTATTAAAAATTAGAAAGGAAAAATTACTTGAGGATATTGAGCAGAAAAAATTAATACAACAAGAAGAGAAAAATCTTGAGCAAACAAAAAAACCAAAGAAGATTAATGTTCTCAAGTCACCAGTAAAAAAGGTCGCAAATGTTTTTGATAATATTATGAAATTTGGATCTATTATTTTAACTGGTATTCTTGTGAATGCTTTACCAAAAATGATGGATACTATTAAAAAAGTATTTAATTCAATCTCAGGATTTTTTAGTAGAGTTTTTAACTTCTTTAAACCATTTGTTTCATTTATAACAGGTATTGAATTTAATGATAGGGAATCTGAAAATAAAAAATTAATTGATGAGGCAGATAATTTAAAAAAACAACTTAAACCTTTAAATCAGGTAACTGAAAAAGTTGAAAAATTGACAGGGGATTTTAATAAAGCTGCTGAAAAGTCTGGTGCAGGTGGTGGAGGCTCTGGTGGATCAGGAACAAGTGGAACGGAAACAACAAGTGAAACCACTACGACAACCACAACAACCACTGATGTTTCAGATTCCTCAATAACTCCAACTACTGAAACATCTGATAATCAGACAAGTAATGTTGATTATAATCAATTATTACAAGATGCTTTGATTAGAAGAGATCAGTATATACAGTCAGGTGATCAAAGTAAATTAAATGGTGTCAATAAAAAAATTGAATTCTATCAGAAACAGTTAAATATTAGTTCAAATGTTAAAAGCAGTATCCTTGTGGTTGATCAGGATGGTAAAGTACAAAAGGTTGATAATAGTCAATTATCACAAAAAACCGAAGACAATACTGCTATGTTAAATAATGGTAGTACATCCGGTACTACAACAATCGTCTATCAAAGACAGGTTGTTCAAACTAATGTAGCGGTTCCAGTATAATGTCAGCAGTCAGTCCATCAAAATATAATAAAATTGAACTTCAGAAAAAAGGTAAAAAATCTGTTGAACTGAAAGGTGGGGTTGTGTCTATTGATTATTATGAAAGTTTATATTCACCAACTGTGACTGCAAATGTCATGTATATGGATGCAGGTGGTAATTTAGAAGACGATAAGAACAAACTTACAAGTGTTAAAGAAGCTTTACCAATTACAGGTTTAGAAGATTTACTTTTAAATATAACTAATGAAACTGGTGAATTAAAATTTATTAAAAAAGATAAAGATGCTTTTAAAGTTTCTAAGGCTCCTGTGATGACTCGTGAATCTAACCGACAAGCAGTTTTGTTATCTCTTGTAAGTCCCATAATGAAAGAGAATAATGATAATCCAATTTTTGATAAGTATAAAGGAAAGATCAGTGATACAGTCAAGAAAATATTAAAAGAAAAATTTAAAATTAGTAATGATAAAGTAGATATTGAACCAACTCAAAATGGATATAATTTCTTAGGAAAAGGAAGAGGTGGACTTGATTTAATATTGGATTTATGTAAGAGATCAGTCCCTGTTGAGGGAGATGCAGGATTTTTCTTCTATCAAACCAAAAGTGGATTTAAATTTAAATCTATTAATGAATTAGTTTCTCAGAAACCAAAATTTACACTGGTATATTTTGGAGGATTTAAACAAGATAATAAAGAAGAAGGAAATACCAATAAAATTATGATGCCACCAAGATTTGAAAAAGATCAGGATGTGATGAAAGCTTTAAAGGGTGGAGTATATCGTAGTCGTAATATCTTTTTTGATCCAAGAACATTTTGTTATGAAGAAGTTACTTATGATATTAGTAAAGATGGTGTGAAAACGACATTAGGAAAAGATGTACCACCCTTTGCAGATGATGTCAAGAGTTTTACAAAAACATTCCATCATATTTTAGATGTTGGAAGTCTTGATGCAGAACCAAGCACTGAAGTAAATAATGATCCGAGATTATGGCAAGCAACATCTGTAATGAGATATAACCTACTACACTCACAAGTTGTACATATTCAAATACCTTGTAATTTAAAATTAGAAGCAGGAGATGTAGTAAAAATGGAAGTTGAATCTGCGAGTGATAACAAGGAAGAGAGTCCAAAAGATGAGCAGCAAAGTGGTAATTATCTTATTTTAAATCTTTGTCATCATTTTACTGATCGTAGATCAATTACATCTTTGACTTTAGTGAGAGACACCTATGGTATTAAGAGGAGTAAGAAGTAATGTTTGAACTACCTAGTTTTTTTAATTCAAAACTTGAACCTTTTATAGGAAAAGTTGTTTCACAGAAAGCACAGAGAGCTCAACTTAATGGTATGGGATGGGGTCATAGGTTTAAAGTTCGTATTATGGGTACATACTCTGAGAGTGATAATGTAGAGGATAAGGATTGCCATACAGCAGTTGTAATGTTAGGTGTGACTGATGGGAGTGGTGCTGCAAGTAGGATGAAATCAGTCAAAATTACACAAAATGATATTGTTTTTGGATTCTTTTTATCACCAGATCAAAACTTTCCAGTTATAACTGGTGTGATGGGAAGAACACCTGCAAAGAAAGATTGTGGCGGTAAGTTTGGAGTAGGATCTGGATTCACTGATGAATTAAAAACTGGTGGTGCCGGACAAAATGAAATCAATGATCAAAATAACATGCCATTACAGGGTTTGGGTAATGATGGTAAAACTGGTACTGGTGAAGGTAAAGCGGTGAATGATGCAAAACTAGCAGCAGCAGGCCTTGATCCAAAAAATCAAGAGGTGAGTACAAATCAAGATCCAAAGGGTTTTTCTAACTTTGATTTTACAGGATTAGATCAAGATAGTATTAAAGAGATAGTGACTGAGAGTAAGGCATTTACTGAAAAAGTAGGTAAAGGCTTAACTAATTTAACAGATACTATCATTGAGGAAGCACCATTTGATGAATTGAAAAATGTACAAGAAAGATTAACACCAATACTAAAAGAAACTGCAGAAAGTTTTGATATTGAAAGTACCTTTGAAATGTTCTAATAAATAAGTATAGGAAAGTAGTATTATGGCAGACAAATTCGCACCAGAAATTAGTGAAATCACAGAAACTTTCAAGGAGAAATCATCAATACCAACTTCGTTGACTCCTGAACAGAAAAAAGTTTTCACTCAATTAATCAAAGATAATCCCTTTGCGTTGCAAGGTAACATCAAAACTTTAAAGGAAAATTTTCCTTCAGATTTTGGTGGAGTTTTTCCAACTTCTGAGTCTGAGTTAGAATCTTT